TTTCGGAGTTTACGACCAATTTACAGCACCAATAGAAACAGTAGGAATAGTTGAAGCTTCAGGAGAAGTTACTGATATTGAAATGGGAGCAGGAACAGGACTTTACAGATATGCTATGCCTATGGGGGTTGCTTCTGTTACTGACACAATTGTTGGAAGTAGAGAAAATGGAACTATCTACTATACACCAACAGCTCAGGTATTATTCAACAGACTAACGAAAGAAGACCAAAATCAGATTAAATTGCTAGGAGCAACTAAAACAGTTATCTTTGCTCAATTAAATCAACAATTAGCTAACGGACACGACGTTATCATCTGTTTAGGTAGAGTAAATGGAATGGAATTAAATGCAGGTACTATGGACACAGGCGCTGCTTGGGGAGACAAAAACGGATATACTCTTACATTTGACGGAATGGAAGCAGAACCATTCCCAATGGTAGCAGATTACACTACAAATCCTTTTGATAATTCAGCATTTACGAATGTATCAATCACTACATCTTAGTAGTTTTCTTATATATTTCTTGATTAGGGTGGGCTTAGGCTCACCTTTTTCTTTTTATTACTAACTCAATACAAATAAATTCAGCTTATTTCTATTATATAACAGACAAACTAACTATGATACAAGCAATAACAGAAACAGGTTTTAATATCTTTGTACAAACTGAGGATAATCGTATAAATACTTCTGTGGCTTCTACTCAAATAAGACACTTAGTAAAGTTTACTAATGACCTAGATAAGTCTGTTCATTATGCTTACCCACAATCTGAAATGATAAAAGATAGATACACTCAAATACGATATACCTATAATGCTGTTCCTAATATTTATACGGGAGCAACAAAACTATTTCCTGCAGGATATTGGAAATATGAAGTTTATGAAGTTAGTTGGCTAGGAACAGTAACAATTAGTTCAGGAAATGCTCCTGCAACAGAAGATGATGTTTTAAGTCCTGCTTCTGATAACAAAGGAATAGTACAGGGGTTAGTTACTAAAGGGAAGATGTATCTAGCAGAAAAAGATGGAACAGAACAAGTTCAATATACACAAAGAGTAGCACCGACAGAAACAAATTACATATATTACGGACAATAAAATAAAATAAAATGGCAATAGAAAATGTACAACAATTATTAACTGAGCAACTAGGTAAAAATAGATGTGATGTTATAACTACAACAGCAATGACAGGTAAAGACTATTATGCAATTCACTTTGTTACTGAAAGTGTAATAGCTTCAATAGCAGCTTCTAATATTCAAACAGGCACAGGTTCAGCAGCAGCTAGTCTTCACACGACTATACCTGCAGGAACGACTTTATTCCTTCAATGTACTGCTATCACTTTGACAAGTGGTTTAGCTATTTGTTACTATGAGCAAGTTATATAATGTTAGCACTCAAACAAGCATTAAGTTTAGTAAGCACTAATACTTTAGGGGGTTGGCAGCCATCTGATGAAACAGGTCTAGAAGCGTGGTACAAATTCCAAACAGGAATTACATTAAATGGTTCAGATGTTTCTGCTTGGGCTGATAGTTCTACAAATAGTTTTAATATGCTTCAAGCTACAGCAAGTGAACAACCTGCATATAATTCTGGAGCTATTGATTTTGACGCTTCTGCTTCACAGAGTTTACAGGCTGCTTCTGACATACTTTTGTCAGGTGTGTTTACTGTAGGTGTAAGGCTATTTCCCTCAGCAAGTATGGTAATTGTCTTAGGTGATAACACTACAACAAACGAATTTTTTAAAATAACTAATAGCACATCACTAAGGTTCAAAACTGATGGTTCTTATGTTGATATTACTGTTAATGATGGAGATTTAATAGCAGACAATTATTTAGTTATTACAAGAAACTCATCTGACTTAGTAACACTTTATGTTAATGGAGTAGCTCAAACTGATACAGAAACTTTAGCAGGAACAGTAAATATTGATGCAATAGGAGTAAGATCACCAGATGCTAATCCTTATGATGGAACAATTAGCGAAGTACAAATATATGATACAGAAAGTACAGCATTAACAGCTAATGTAAATACTTATTTATCAAACTTATAAAATATGAAAGATACAATATTAAGCATTAACTTAGAAACTTCAACTGCACCAATAGTACAAGAAGTAAGAGGTCGTGATTACATAGAGTACGGAACTGAAGATTGGAGAAACTTATATCCTCAGTTCTTAATTGACCTTTACTACAACAGTTCTACACACGCTGCAATCGTTAATCAGACTGCAGAAATGATAGCAGGTGAAGACTTAGTTTGTGAAGAAGAAGACGCTATTAATTTAGAAGCTTATGTAAAATTAAAGAAGTTTCTTAGACACGCAAATTCAAATGAAAGTTTACACCAAGTAATTAAAAAGGTTGCTTTTGATTTTAAACTTCAAGGAGCATATGCTTTACATATTGTATGGAACAGAGATAGAACAGAAATAGCTGAGGTGTATCACATCCCTGTAGAACGTGTAAGAGCAGGAAGACCTAATGAAATGGGTAAGGTTGATACTTTCTTTATAAGTGCTGATTGGGGAAACACTAGAACAAATAAACCTTATCCTATTGCTGCTTTCAATGTTAATGATAGAACTTCAGGGAGTCAATTACTTTACTCAGGTGCTTACAGTCCTAATATGGATATCTACCATACTCCTGATTATATAGCAGGTTGCAATTGGGCTTTAGTAGACCAAAAAGTTGCAGAGTTTCATTTAAACAATATAGAAAATGGATTTAGTGGGAGCTATTTTGTTTCTTTTGCTAATGGTATCCCTACGCAAGAGGAGAGAAGACAGATAGAACAAAGTTTAGTAGAGAAGTTCACAGGAGCTTCTAACTCAGGGAAGTTTATTTTAACATTCTCAGACGATAAGACTAGAACTCCTGAAATAACTCCTATAAGTGTTTCTGATGCTGACAAACAATACTTAGCTTTACAAGAGCTTTTAGTTTCTAATATTTGTGCAGCTCACAGAATTACATCTAAAACTTTAATGGGTATTGATACAAACAATGGTTTTTCTAGTAATGCTGATGAACTTATAAACGCTGCTAATTTCTACCAAAATACAGTAGTAAGAGGTTTCCAATTAAACATCTTAAACACTTTACAAACTATATTCTCAGTAAACAATATGGACTTGCCTGTTGAGTTTGTGCAATTAAAACCTATTACAGTTCAATTTGATAGTAAAACTATTAGAGAAGTTATGACGATTGACGAAATAAGAGCTGACTTAGGACTTGAACCTCTAGGAGATGAAGATACAGTAGAACAAGATGTGAAGCTTTCTGAAGTAGAAAAATGTGAATGTAAAAATTCAGATAATGACTTTACTGAATTAGAAAGTTTTATTGCAGACTTTGGTGAAGATATTCCTGAAGATTGGGAAATAGTAGATGAAGAAAATGCAAATGATGAACACGAAGATTTTGACTTTGAAGCAGAACTTAATAATATTGCTAATGGTAAAACAGAACTAGCATCTACAGGAACTGCTAGACCTAACGCAAGAAGTGCTCAAGATGGAGTAAATAAAGACTATAACGACTACTATAAAGTTAGGTATATGTACACTAAAGACAATGCTCTAAGTCAAGAAGGTGAAACAAGAGATTTTTGCAGATTAATGATGTCGGCTTCAAAAGTTTACAGGAAGGAAGATTTATTAGCTTTAACAAATAAGCCTGTAAATAAAGGTTGGGGACCTAAAGGAAGAAGTGCAACTTACTCAATCTGGCTTTTTAAAGGCGGTGGTAACTGTCATCACTATTTCAAAAGAATTGTGTACAAGACATCATTAAGAAATGCTAAGTCTAATATTAAAAGCAGTCAAATTATATCAGATGTAAAAGCTATTAGTGAAGGATTTACTTTAAGAAGAAATAGTGGGCTAGTTGCAAAAGCACCTAAGAGAATGAAGAATAACGGATTTTTAGAACCAAGATAATTATGGCATACGTATTATTTATATCAGAAGCAAAGCTGAAAGACAGCACAGCAATCAACTTAAATGTAGATCCTGAAATATTGCTACCTTATGTGTTACAGGCACAGCGTATTTATATAGAAACAAAACTTGGAACTACACTTTACGAAAAATTAGAAAGTTTAATTACAGCAGGTACTATAGGTAATGTAGGAAATGAAGCTTACAAGACTTTAGTAGATGAATATATTGGGGATTGTTTACCTTCTTGGGCGTTTCATATGTGTATACCTTATTTACGCTTTAAAACGGAAAATGGTAATATCTATTCTAAGACTTCTGAAACAGGAAATGCTTTAAGCACAGAAGAAGCTCAACACCTTAGAGAAGAGGTGAGAAACAATGCTGAATATTTTACGGAAAGAATGATTAAATATATCACTAACAATATATCTAGCTTTCCTGAATACAACACTAACTCAGGAGCAGACATAAGTCCTGACCAAAATGCTTACTATAACGGAATGAACCTTGAAAGACCAATGAGACAGGGAACTAAACTTACATTGAGAAACTTTTTAAATGCTTCTGATTAATGAAGAAACACTATAAACCGAAAACTAAGAATATTACTAAGTTAAAGTCCTACTTAGATAAAAAAACTAAACAAAATGACAGAAGTAAAAGACACTCTACAAGTAGGGTTAGCTAATAGTTCAGCAATAGCTTTCAGCATAACAGACTGTAACGAAATACTAACGCTAGTTTCACTTACACTAGCAATTAGTTTTACTATATATAAATTCATTCAATTTGAAAAATCTAAATAGATGGCTCGTAAAGTTATTTCAAGCGGTTTTAAGAGCGTTAAAAAGAAACGAAAGGGAGTACACTCCAAAAACGCAAGTAAAGGACAGAACGCTTACAAACAAGCCTACAGAGGTCAAGGGCGTTAATCTTTTAATCATTAGAGATACTTTTACGAAAGAAAGCACTGTTGGTAAACTGTTTATCAATGGCGAAAGTTTTTGTGATACCTTAGAAAATCCTTGGTTAGATAATCAAAGAAACATAAGTTGTATTCCTGAAGGGCAATACAAAGTAAGACTTAGACTAGCAAGAGAAAGTGCAACAAGAGATTACTTACACTTATTAGTTCAAGATGTACCAAATAGAGATTGGATATTATTTCACAGGGGAAATACAGCTAAAGATACAAGCGGCTGTATTCTAGTGGGGAATGGTCGTGAACAAGACATTGTTAATAACTCTCGTTTGGCTATGGACTTAGTAATCAAAGAAATACTTAATTTAGGCGGTGAAAATATTAATTTAATAATCAAAAATAAATAATTATGAAAAAGTTTTTAGAAAAGTACCTTATCGGTCAAATGTTAAAGAGTAAGAAATTTTGGTACGCAATCGGTTCAGTAGTAGTTCCTGCTTTAGTTACTTACTTAGGGGTAGATGAAGCTACTGCAACAGAATTATATCACGCAATCTTGGTTCTTATTGTAGGTCAGGGAATAGCGGATGTTGCTAAAAAGTAACAGATACAGATTAAAGCCACACGAAATAGTGGCACTAGAAAAAATGCGAGAAGCCGAGACTAGAAATGTTCTAGTTATTGGCGACTTGCACGAACCATTCTGTTTAGATGGTTACTTAGACTTCTGCATAGAACAATACTATACCTACAATTGCACAGAGGTTGTATTTATAGGTGATGTAATAGATAATCACTACTCAAGCTACCACGAAGCTAGTGCTGATGGAATGGGTGGCTTAGATGAGCTTGAATTGGCTATTAAGAAAATAGGAAGATGGCGTGATGCTTTTCCTATGGCTACTGTAATCATTGGAAATCACGACAGAATAATAATGCGAAAAGCTCAGACTTCCTCAATACCTTCTAAATGGATTAAGTCTTTTAAAGAAGTCTTAGAAACTCCTGATTGGAACTTTGTAGAACGATACGAAACAGATGGAGTTCAGTATATTCACGGAGAAGGTGGTACGGCTAGAACCAAATGCCGTGCTGATATGATGAATACTGTTCAAGGACATTTACACACCCAATGTTATACAGAACACTATGTAGGTAAGAAGTTCAGAGTATATGGAACTCAAGTCGGTTGTGGTATCAATCACAAATCTTATGCTATGGCATATGCTAAGTATGGTAAAAGACCTGCTGTTGGCTGTGCAGTCGTACTAAACAATGGTCAAACACCTATCAACCTTTTAATGCCTTTATAGACACACCCGTTTACACTCTAAGGCACTTTCACATCTTTTTAATGGTAATTACTAGACAGCAGTTTAAGTTGCTTATCTAGTAAAAACACTCTTAACACTTTAATTGTTAATAACTTTAATAATAACTTTGTTAAAAAGTATGTTAATTGGGTTATTTCTTGTATTTTTGTTCTATCAAAATTAAACTAATTAAATAATCAAGAAATGAACTACAAAATCGTAAACAGGAATACAGGAGCTACTTACTTCTTAAATGAAAAAGAAAAGACAAACTTTTTTATTAAAAACAAATTGCAAAATTATAATGAGATAAATTTAACTAAAGCGAAAACAAGAAGAATAAATAAGATATTAGATGTAGTTGTTTACTTCTGTTTAATAGGCGCTTCAATGTTGGCTACTTTACTTTACATTCAAAACTACTAAGATGACAATACTAGACGCAGAATATTTAGAATATTCTACTTATGTAGATTACAACAAATCTAAGTTCTCAAATCTTTTAGAAAGAGATTTAGACAATACTAAAGTAAGAGCTGATGAATGGTATTTAAAGCCTATGTACGAGCAGTTAAGCTTTCATTCATATGATAGGGCTTCAGGTCATTTTAATAATGACTTATCTTACAACAGACGATCAGTAATAGTTGTAGGAACAGAATTACAAATCTATAACAAGTTTTGTGAGATGATAGAGAAACACGGATGGCAACTTCAGGATAGTTGGGATAGAGAACTAAAGCCTGAATATTTAATACATTATAAATCAAATAATAATTCACCAATAATAATTAACTTAATATGAGCGAAATACACAAAAGACTACACGAAATAAATACATTTCAATGTGTAGATAACGAACTATACCTAAGAGGTAAAGATGAAATGGGAGAAGACTTTACATTATGCTTTGATGCTTTTAACTTCTTAGAATGGATAGACAAAAAACAACTAGAATACATTAAAGAACAAACAATTAAATACATACAAAAGAAATGAAATATTTAAGCGATTATATGGAAGCAAAGCAAACTGCACTTTTTAATGAAACAGGAACATTCTTTGCTTTTTCAGATAAACAATTTAAGGAGCAATATATAGAAGGAATTAAGTATGTAAGTTTAGGTTCAGGGATGATAACACCTAAAGAAAATGCAAATAAAGTAATTGAAACATTACATAAAATACACAAAAAAGCAATTAAAGAAGATTTAAAAGATAATGGAATAGAAGGTGTAATACAAAGAGAATTAGAAAATTACGAAGTTTATTATACTAATGATTTAGACACTGTTACAGAAGCTCTAAAGGACTATCCTGAAATAACACAAAAAGATATTATAAAGGTTTATCAGAGGAAGTGGAATGAATTAAATTAAATTTATTATTTTTAACGAAATTATTAACAGGCAAAAATCCTAGCCAACTAAAATAGGTAGAAATATATGAAAACAGAAAAAATTAAAGAAATGTACTTTAAGTACGGACTAGAAAAAGAAGATGTTTTTAAACATCAACACTATGTTATCCTAACTAGAAGTGCTATTGCAAAAATCCAAGCTCAGGAAGACATAGATATTGATTATGATATTATAAAGTCTGAACCTAATTTTGCATCAGTAAAAGCAATAGCAACAAAAGATAATAAGACAATCAGGACAATGGGTTCTGCATTAAAAGGGAATACATTTAAAGACGGAAACACTAATAGTTGGTATGTATTAGAAATGGCTCAAAAACGAGCTTATGCAAGAGCGACTTTAGAAATTTTAGGACTATATGAAATTGGTGTTAAAGGAGAAGACGAAGCAGAAGATTTTAAAAAGAGTAATAATTAATAAAGACCTGCTAAAACAGGCACAATAAAAATGGAAGTAAAAGGAAAACTAGTAAAGATACTTGACTTAGAAACAGGAGTATCTAAAGCAGGAAAAGAATGGAAGAAGCAATCTATCTTAATTGACACAGGTGGAGACTTTAATAATGAAGTCTGTATTAGTGCCTTTGGTGATAAAGTAGGTCAAATGAACAAGCTAGAAGTAGGTATGGAGGTATCAGTTCTTTGTAATGTTTATTCAAGAGAATACAACGGAAGATATTTTCACAATATAGATGGCTACTTTTTCACTAATCAGAGTAATAAATCTTCAGACAAAATACAGAATGGAGAAGCTGAAGAAGATATGCCTTTCTAAGATGAATACAGAAGATAACTTTAAAAACCTTTGCGACCTTACTACAAGTTTAGTAGGGTTGCCTAAAGGCTCTCTAGCTTTAAAAACTAGAAAGACAGAATA